GCCGATTAGAAAAGCAGATTCTTTCTTATAGGCAGCCGATTCGGCGAATTTACGCGCGATAAGCGGGACAAGCGCAACCGCCGATGTTTCATCAAGCAATCGGCTGTATTTCGTCAAATGACCTAAGCCCCTTACGTCCAAATTGATTTGGCTACCCGTCATGTTTGACGCTGTTACGGCTGCACCTTCGGCAAGCCAATAACCCGTTGCGCCTGTATCAATTCGGGGCAATGAAATTTGCTTTAATCCCGCCATGTTAATTTGCATACCCAACAGCGAAAAAGAGGCGTATTGTTCCGCGTAATCGGCTACGGTGTTATCGAAACCAACAGGGACAAGAAAGCCCATCGTTCCGGCATTCCCCGCCGTTGCGGTTTTTAAGCCCATGCTTACGAGTTCTTCGCTGTATTTAGTGAATTTCACGGCAGCGTTACTCTGTGGAGAATAGCGTATTTCAGCCGCCGCTTCTGTCATCAGCAGAAACTTTGCCGAAATATGCAAATCTTTTTCAGTCCCCTTCCATCCTGTCGGTCTGCGCCAAGCCGTTGCAGGGACGGTATTTAGCCCCGTTGCCAATTCTGCGAGCGGGTTCATAGTTGCTTTTAAGGCATTTTGCAAAGTAAGGTCGTTTTGGATTTGTTGCGCCTTAATTGCGTCGTTTTGCTTTTCAAGTGCCTTTGTAATTTCAGGCACGAGGGTTTCTACCGTTTTCGTTACTGTAACGCCAATTGCGTCAAGTAATTCCTGCGGCAAACCTGTTGTTGTTGCTTCGTCGGGCATATTATTTCCCTTGTAAGTAATTTGTTAGTTTCTCAATCGCTGTCTTTTGCGGAGCGGCAACCGTCGGAGTAATACCCTGTTTAGGTTGCTTTTCCGAAATGAACTTACCAAATTCCGCGTGTGCTTCATTTATTAAGTCAATCCCTTGCTGATATTTGGCGTGTGCATTAGACATTGCCTCTCGATTAACATTGCCTATTTCCGCGCCAACCTTTACAATCTCTGACGGGTTTTCCGTCTCTTGCAATTCATTAAATTCTGTCAGTATAGACTTGAAAACAGCGTCATTCCGCCAATCAGCCGGAGTAGGTGTAAGGGACGCTTCGCATAAAATCCACTGCCGAATTTCGCCCGTATCGGATAAACGTAGGGTATGACTTGCCGTACCGGAACTCCACCCGAGTTTAGACTTTAGCCCCAACTCTCTTATCATTGCGGCGTAACGTTCCGCCTTTTGAACTTCATCTTCAAAAAAATCCTTTATAGCGTCGGAAGTAAGAACGCCCCGTGCAAAAATCCCTGTATCATCCTTTTTTAACTTGACACTACCGAGTAGCGTTTTCTGCGTTTCGTTGTTGAAACCATGATGATAAAACACGGGTAATTCCGTAGCATAGCCGTAAAAAGTTCGGGGGGAAAAAAATTGCCCGTCCAAATCCCGTACCGCTTCACTGCCATACTGCACAAGATAGCCGCTAACTTCTGTACCGTCTATTTTAAGTTCCGCGCCTTTTTTTATTGTCGTTTCCATAAATGACTTGGTTAAAATGAAAAATGCCACATACGCCGATTAGGGCATACGTGGCAAGGGCTGATTACCGCCGCGATTTGGGCTATATGTTCCGCTCTGTGTGGCTTACGTCTTTGCTTTTCCCGCCTTAGGCATAACCGAAGCGAGCAACTCTAAAACGTCCTTTCTTGTCATAACGCTGTTGTCGTCAGTTCCGCCGGAAGCGGCACGGAGTTCTAACAATTCGCCCGTGTTTTTATTAGTAATCCTGACAACTCTGTCTTTTTCGGCTATCTTGCCGTTATTAAGAATGTTCATATTGCCCTACTAAAAATAAAATGTTATTTCTTTGGAGCGGGTATGTCGCAACCGTTTTTTTCGCCTGTTACCGCTTCGGGTGTAATCTCTTGTCCCGAAAACGTCAATCGTCCTTCGTCGAACCATCTCGGCTCTACCCATGCCCCGTCTTTACATTCCGGTTGTAATAGGTATTGGTCACATCCTGTAATGTAGTCGGAGTGGCCTGTAACTATGCCTGTAAAACCTGTAATTTTATCCGTTGCGGTTTGCCCGTGTTTCGATTCCATTTTGTTTCCCTCATGACTGCTAAAATGTTTTACAAAGATACAAAGAAATTACGATACGTCAAAATACTGCATTTTTTTCAGTGTCGTAAAAGCAACTATTGGCAAAGTTTTTTACATCAACGCCTTCTTTGTCGTAAGAAATCTGCCATTTGGTTTCCGATACTTTTTTACACCTTATTATGTAAGTTTCTTCTGATATTATTATATCAAGAATATACCTTATTTCTCCAATTTTGCAGAAACGATACAGTGGTAAATGTTCTTTGAACCTTTCGAGTGCGTAATCTTGCGTCATGATTTTATCCCTCTCTAAAAAGAATATAAAAAATCCTTCGTAGTTGATTTTTGCCCTTATCCGTTTCGCTCAATTTGCGTACCGCTTCCACTACTTTTGCGCGTTGTTTGCGGAAAGGCGTTTCATCTTCGGGCTGCGGCTGTTGGCTTAATTCGGGCGCGGGTTGCTGTTTTGACATAAAACGCTTTTATTTTCTTTGTCGTTATATTTCGTTTCTAAGTAAATTTGAAAGCCGTCCGGCAACTTTGCGGCGGCTATCCAAGACGGAGTACCGTCCGGCATGGTGCAACGGAAGAACGTTTCGGAATAGCCGGACATCGTTATTTCTTCAAATACGCCGGAAGATACGATTTTCATTACTGTTTCTCGCTCCAATCAACCCAAACTTTTGTAATGTGGGACGTAGGGCTAAAATAACCGTTTCTATTGGTTTGATATTCTACAATTACACAAAACCCTTGTTTTTCTAATTCTTCGTGTAATTTCATGTCAAACCATAAAGAACTATTTATCTCAACCTTAAATCTTCCATTACTTGCCGCTTCTGTTGCCATTTCCTTTATCCGTTCAACACGTGCTTCAATAGAGTTAAAATTTGCCGCTTGCTCTCGTAGTGTTTCGGCAAAAGTCCGGCTCTTCTCGCTTTCAACGGGCGGTGCTATTCGGACAAGGTTTGCGCCTTTTATTTCTACGCACGAACCATTGGAGTAGAAACGGCGTTTTAAGCCCTTATTATTTTGTGCCAAATAGTGGATTGCTTTGCAAATATCCGTGTCGTCAGGGTGCGCGCAAAAAATAGTTTCTATCTTATCCTTTACTTGCCACAACTCTTTTCCTTCATCTTCGTAACGTTGACCGATTTCTAATTGCAAGGGCGCGTCTTCCTGTTGTCCCCGTCTGTTATGCACCCTGTAAAAGTTTTCAGCATCTTCTTTCTGAATGTGAAAACATACTTCTTTTCCGAAAACTTCTAATACCAGAAGTTGCGAACACGCGCTTATATATCCAAAAACTACACTCACGTTTCCCTCTCCACATTGATTAAAAACAACTCAAATCCGTAATGCCAACTCTCTTTTGTCCCTTGCGCTAACAGGTATAAAACACAGTTATTAGAGTGTATTCGCACTGCTGTTACGACCCGCTCTAATTGCTCTGTATCGGTTCTCAGGATTACCGTATCACCGATGAAAGCGTCAAAGTCAAGGACGTAGGTTTTCATGGCTTCTTTTCACATTCGTATTTGTCTAATAAATACGCCACAGTAATTAGCAGGATAAACGCCACGCCGTAAAAAACAAAGAACTCCATACGTTCCCCCTAAGAAATTCGTTTGCAAACCAATCCGTATCCGACTATTGACGCTCTACGTACTGATATAACACCGCTTTCATCTTCAATCCGCCGGACAATCTCATAGCCCGAATCTGCTATTAAATCCAAAAACTGATTTTCCGGCGCAAATGTTAGCGGGTAAAATACTTCATTTCCGTTGTTCTCCGACAGCCGTCCGCGCCCGTGCCAATCAACAAAACTTCTGTGTTGCGTCGTTACTGCATTTTCGCCCCTGTTAAGCCCTAAGCGGCTAAGTACGATATATACAGGGTTCAGCCGAGTTAGTTTTGCGAGCGTTTCAATCGGTTTTTCAGTGCATTGCAAAGAACCGCTACAATGTACTACGTCTATACGCCCCGACGTTTCCGGTATGCTGTCTATAAATGACAATTCGGCATTTCCTAATTCAGCCGCCCGTTTGACAGTTTCCGGCGTTTCGATAACCTTCCACTTTAACTTTACACCGCGATTGATTGCATTACGACACATAAAAAAATGTATTCCACAAGCCCCGCCAAAATCCAATACCGCAACTGTTTTGCGCCCCGTCTGTGTAATAACATCGGCAAGTAATGTTTGTTCAATCTGTGGATTTTCAATGTACCGTTTCGTTTTCTTTAGTACCGTTTCTATCACTTCTATATTTTCGTAACTCATAGCCGTTTTCCCGCCCTTACCACACAATGACAATTGATACTATTTGCCGCCGAACCGGAAGCAGGGTGCAAAAGTTTTTCCCCGCCTACGTAGAAATAACCGTCATCCCCTTTCTTTTGCCCGTCCGCCGCAACGTGTGTTGCTCTATCGGTTTTACCGCGCCCCGTGTGCCGCCATATACTTTCAAACTTATTCCGCCCGTGTGCCTTTACGACAATATCCCCGTTAGCAAATGTCGTGGTTGTTTGTGCAATCCTACTAACTTTGAAGGGGGAAAAATAGCCGTCCGAAACCTTGTCCAACGCCTTAAAGAGTTCCGCGCCGCGCAATAGGGGCTGTCTTGCGATTTCCTGCTTTATCTTGCGCCGTAGGTTTTTTTCATCTTCGGTAAATCCCTCTACCATTTTACCCGTAGATTTCTTGACTGACGTTGCAATGTCTTTTTCGTAGTCTGTCAAATCGCGTTCCGAGTTCGGTAAATCCATATCCCTAAATGAATCTCTAAGGGCTGTTATAGCAATCTCTGACAAGGGTTGTCCGGCAAGATTAGTAAGAAACGCTATCCAATAATCAATATCGAAAAGCGCAATGTCCGCTTTGTACGCCCTGCGAACCCGCTTTGCGACCTGCTTTCTAATCCCTGCAAAAGTTTGACGGAGCGGGTTGTATAACAGCCGCTCCGAATCTCTCATTTGCTTGACTGTGCGGTCGTCGTCGTCGGCACTTGAATACCCGCTAAGGATAACCATTCGTCCCCCGTTACATAACCCTGCATTGCTGCAAATTCCAATTGTTGCGCCGCGATTGTTTCATCTTTATAGACGTACTTTTCATGCTGAAAACCAATTCCGGCAAACCATTGCCCGAAGTGTTTTGCCGCAACCGCTTCAAAGGAAGAAACTAAGGGATAGACAGCGTTCTTATAGAAACGCTCTGTATTGTTTTGCCCGTTAGCACGGTTTTCATCTTCACCCGTCAGAAAAGCAAGCGGTATTTTGAACGACGCGGCAACTACTTTTCGTATTTCTTCGTCAGGATTAGAACCCGCTAATTGCGTTCCGGCAGTTGCGGGCATGAGCGGTACGAGTTCTTTGCCCTCGTCCAAAACCGCAATAGGTTTGTAAGCAGACGGAAGCATGGCAGAAAGGCGGCTTCTAAACTCTTCCCAAGACCCCGCAAGGACAAACTCGCTGTCGGCGGGGCTTGCAGGCAACTCGTCGGGTGTTGTAATGACAAACGGCGGTGTTGCATCGGCGGAATAGTAATCATTCATAAACCGCGCCCGTTCTTCGTCATTCAGCACCCCGTTAGCGGCGGCAAGCAATTCGGCGGGTTGTCCGATTACCCAATTCTCATATTCTCGCTTAGACGGCACGAAACACCGCCAATGCAGAATTTCCGACGTTGCAAGTTTTATAACCGCTCCGTCACCGTTTAGGTACTCATAGTGAGAAACACTCGCACCTTGCCGCCCCGAATTAAGAATAGCCGTTACATTTGTTGCGGGTAAAACGTACATGAACAAGGGGCTTTTCGTGCCGCCCGTCGGAGTCCAAAGGTAAGCGTTTCCCCTGCTATCACGCCATTTGCAAAGTTGCTCTTTTATGTCGTACCAAGTCTGCGTATCATTCGGGTTGTTAAAGAGATTTTCAAGCAAGGGTTCTTTCACTTCCTTGCCGTCCCTTACCGTTACTATCTCGGTTTCTGCAAACCCCGCCGCCCTCATATTGATACAGATACCAGCCCAATTCCGTAATGCTGTTTCAAGCGGGATTGTTGAAACCCTCGAAACAACACGCGAAAAAGCCCCGCCGTAGGGACTGATATACTGCGACGGCTTAGGAAGCATCGGCTTTTCAGCCGCCGCCTTTGCCCGTATTTCGCGCCGGAATTGTTGTAGTTCTGTCATGTTACCAAGAAACTATGAAAAGCCCGTTTTTATCTTCTATGTTAAAGCCGTAAGATTTTAGACGCTCAATTATCTGATTAAGTCCGACGGCATTAACAAGGGAAAAAAATCTTTCTCCGTCATCTGCCATATTTTTAATATCGGCAAGAAAGAGTTCGGTGTATTTTTCTACTGTTACGTCCGAAAAGGACAATCTTTCGCTTATCGCTTTTTCGTGTTCTTCGGCTGTCATTGCATTGCCCGATGCTTCTGCAATTGCTCTCATTTCTTCTGCTAAAGTCGGCATAATGTCCCTCTTATTGTTAGTCAAAAATACGAAAAAAGTTCTAATTACCAACAGGGCGTACCTCACCCCTGAATAAGAATTTCCTTTCTTATTCTATTTCTATTTCTATTTCTCGCGTATACAGTATATATAGTATATTAGAGTGTGTACATATTAGTCCCTGTTGTTTTCAATTCTCGGAAGGCATAGACAGCAGCATCAACGTAATCATCGTGTATGTCTTTAATGCCTGTAAAATCCTGTAATTCCTGTATGAACTCTTGGCAGCGTCCGTCCTGCACTTGCACAAGTCCGGCGTTCCAATGCTCTCGTAGTGAGATAGAACGGGAAAGTTTATCCCCTGTTACATCTGCCACTTTGAGCCGCCCTCTTAGCGTCGTTTTGAGTTCGTCATAAACCGCTTTTTGCGCTCCGTTCGCTTCGATAACCGCCTTGCACCCGTATTGATTGACGTACTCCAAAATACGCTTTTTAGTGTAGGTAATTTCCTGCTGCCAATGTTCCGCTTGTACGACGTACCATATATCCCCGCAACGTGCCATAACTACGATGGCGGTATAGTCCGCCCTTCTGTCTGCCGTATATGCTAAGTCTATACCAATTGCGTACCTAAGCCCTTGTTTCGGAAGTTCGGAATACCGTGTGCAATCCCTGAAAAGTTCCGCCCCACGTGGCGTTGGCAAACCTTGATACATCGCGGCGTAAGTGTATGCCTTTTCACGCCTTATCTTGTCTAACTTAACAAAGTCGTATCTTTCCGGCCACAGTGGAGCGTCTAACAAACGTCCGAAAATATCGGGCATTTCAGTTTTTCCGTCGGGGCTTAATCCGTCCGCAAGTGCGGGCAATCGTATGTACTCATACTCTTTTCTGTTGGCTAAAATCCTACCGATTAAGTCGTCAGAGTGCCAGCGCGTCATACAGACAATAACAGACGAATTTGGCTCTAATCGCGTTTCCGCAAAATCTTCAAACCATCCCCAAACCTTATCCC